CGAATGTGTAGAGGCTTTGTGATTATGTGATATGAGTGAGGCTTGTGAGGCGCTTGGTAAATCTAAGCGTAGGTTATATCAGTTGATGAACGAAAGGAATAGTTTTATAATTGGTAAACATAAATTGCCTTTTATTAATCTTTTATAAATTTTATGATATGAATATGATACCGTTTGTTACCAGGGGTGAAATGTCACTTAGAATAGCGAATCGACGCAAATTTAAAAATGAAATGCCTATTTTGAATGATTCTAAAAAATTGAATATTATTGAGCGGATTGTTTGTAATCATTTTGGTTTAAATCCACTTGATATTCAGATTGACACTCGCGATGAATTTATTCGAAAACCAAGGCAAATAATAATGTATTTCTCAAGAATTGAAACCAGAGTTTCATATGAAAATATTGGACTTCGATTTGGAAATCGGGATCATGCAACGGTAATGCATGCGTATAAGGTTGTAAATAATGAAATGATTTACAATCATCAATTCAAAGAAGAAATTAAGGAGCTACATAAAAAAATTAAACGTAATTACGAATAAATAAGACTATGCCAAAAATCACAATTGCCCTAATGCGTGACCTCGAATACAAGGTCAAAAAAGGTGAAATTTCCTATTCAAGAATGGTTGAAATTATCAATAAAACTGTTCAAGGATATTCAGACCCTTTAAAAGAGAGATTCGAAAAAATATGCAACGAGTATGCGGTTAAATTTGCTCAAAAGCAAGAGATAGAATTTGAAGGGTGGTTATCTGAAATAGGAATGTATGCCGAATTTAGTAATGAGTCGTGCTTTGAATTTCATTTGATCAAGCATGATGTTGATACAAATCAACCAAAAGGATTAATTTTTGAATGGCAAGAGGAATATAACAAGCATTTGAAGTCTGGAGATCGGATAAGTTATTATGCCTGGTGTATGGGATTGCGGAGTGATAACGTGTCAAGTCGCAAGTAAAATAAAGCGAGAAGCGGAGCAACCGTATGGACTGAAACCCCAATGTTTTATACATATTGTTAGCGTTTCGTGCATTTTTTAACTAATAAAAAAACAGATATGAATAAAGAACTTTTTATAGAAGCAATAGAGGCTATTAAAAAACAAGTTGCATTAGATATTGAAGTTTCCAAACATTTAGGAAAAGCTTTTCCGGATGCTTTTGAGGCTAATTTATTACCTAAAAACCATTTTTTACAAAACGCTTTACTTCATGTTTTGCAAGTAGAAATGAATGATTTGCAATTATGTGAACATGGACAAAGTTGGATTGAATATTTTCTTTGGGAGCTAAACTTTGGTGAAGAAAATTATCGGTTAAAAGTAACTGATAACGGCAAAAATATACCAATGTCGAATGCTTCCGAATTATACGATTACTTAATAAATAGAAAATAATATGAAACCTGAATTTTTTCAAATTGAAAGGGGTTGTTTTAAAATTGGAATTAATCCTTTTGTAAGTGGTTTAACTAAAAAACCTGTAATTAGAATCGAATGTGTAGAAGATAATTCAACCGTAGTGGATGATGACGGCGAATGGATTGACGAACATGATTGTGCTATGTTTACGTTCCATAATATTGAGGACTTTGATTTATTTATTCAAAAGTTACAAGATGCACGGGCGTTTCTTTTGCATGAACGATAACGGTGGCAACAAGGCATCGAAAGCCAACCATCGAACCACGCCACGAAGCACTAACCTAATTTGGCTTTTGTGCTATATTGCGTGTTATCGCTTCGGTTTTTATTGTTAATTTTTTAAATCAATTATATGGACAACGAAATTAAATTACTAAAAAACAACGATAATAGAACGGATTCAGACATTGAAAAGGTTCGTGAATTTTATCGTTTTCTTACAGGCGAAGAAATGCCTGAAAAAATATCAATTGGACGTGGACATGCTCCTAAAATGTCAGAAAAGAAAGCATTTTCAATTATATGGTACTTACAGGAACATTTATCAATATTCCCTGATACAATTGAAAGATGCTCGGTTTGTGGAGAGTTATTTGATACAAATTCAGAAGGTATTTATTGGGAAACTAAAGGAAAACATTATTGTGGCGGCTGCTGTGATATTGTTCCTTACAACTATGATAGAGGTCGCCACTAAACTGAGCGATAACGGTTCGCATAAGACCAGTAAAGGAATTTGAAACACTTAACAATCAAACTATGAAAACATTAAATAGAATTATAAAACTACGCAACTTGCTAAAGCCTTTATTGGTTTTATGCGGTGTTAGCCGTAGTTGTTTTAAATGGCACGATGCAAAAACCGATTTGCCTAAATGTGGTAATACTAATTGGTCGCAAGATGTTTTAACTGTAAATATACATGGTGGATACGATGTATTAGCCTATAGGTTTGATACTCACAATTGGACAACAGGTATAAGTAATGTAAAAAATATTATTTACTGGTGTGAAATGCCGGATTATCCACGGTTGCCATAATTACGGCTAACGGTTTAGGTATGGTGTCGTGGCTGCCAAATAAATGCCACTAACTTAAAAAATTGGTAAAAATTTGATATGAAAAAGAAAGTTGAAAATACAGAACAGCCATGCACTATACCTGTTGTTAGGCATTGTTGCGACATGATTACAGAGGAATATGTTTATAAAAACGAATTTAGATTCCAACGTACTATGACACATGGTATATGGTTTGTAACATACCAAAACCACCTAATAACATTTGGGCAATATAGGCACGACCTTGAACAATGGATTGATAGCAATTATGCCTAACAAGTAAATAACGCTATTATCGATTATATTTGGTTATTATATGTAAAAATAATTATCCAAAATCATGGTTGAAATATTTGTGTTTTATTTAAAAATAAATGATTACATTTGTCTTGGTTTATTAGATCAGTGGTAGATCGGGCGGGTGACCCCGCCAGCGAGCCTCGGTAAATCAGACATGGTTTACGTCAGCAAAGGCCGCCGAGTTTAGGGAATGCCGAAACCGGGCGATTGGTTCGAATCCATCATAAGCCACAAAATAAAAACAATTATGAATTTACCGTTCCACACAAGACCTTCCATATGACCTATATCGACAATGAAATTAAGACGCAACCTAGGGGAAGTGTTAAAGTCGATAAGCTGAGTCCTAAGGGCATGGTAAAGAGTAAACTGTTTGTAATTTGTAAGAACTAATTTGTAACATTCTATAATAGCACAACTTAGCTTATGCCATTCATAAAAGGGACACCAAAACCAAAAGGAAGCGGTAAAAAAAAAGGGACCGAAAATAAAGCTACAAAGGACATAAAAGAAGCTTATAGGCAATTAATTGAAAAGAATCTAGACAATATGACCAAGTGGCTTGAAACTATTGCTTATAAAGATCCTGCAAAGGCCATTAATATAATATCCGAGCTTAGTGAATATGTTATTCCAAAGCTTGCCAGAAGCGAACATGTCGGAGAAGATGGTGGAGATATTAAAATATCATTTAAACCAATAGATTTTGTTAAAGGAAGCAATAAAGATAAATGAGAAATTTAAACCTTTATGGATAAATACAACGCGTTATTTTTTAATTACTGGGGGACGCGGTGGACAAAAATCATTTGACACAGGGTTGTTTATTGAAAATTTAACCTGGGAGGATGGGCATAAAATTCTTTTTACCAGATATACGTTAATTTCAGCCAAAATTTCTGTAATACCAGAATTCAAAGAAAAAATAGAGCTTCATTCTGAATTATATCATTTCAATATTAAAGACGATGAAATAACTAATATACATACAAACTCAAAGATAATTTTTAAGGGTATTAAAACAAGTTCAGGTAATCAAACGGCTAATTTAAAATCTATTCAAGGAATAACTACTTGGGTACTTGACGAAGCTGATGAGCTTCCTGATGAAGAAACATTTGATAAGATAGACGAATCAATTCGTCAAAAAGGAATTCAAAATCGTGTAATTTTAATTCTAAATCCTTCATATAAAAAACATTGGATATATAAAAGATTTTTTGAAAACCCCGGAGTAAAATTTGATTTTAATGGGATAAACGATAATGTTACGTATATACATAGTACTTACGAAGATAATAAAGAGAATTTATCCGAATCATTCATCGAAAAGGCAGAAAAATTAAAATTAACAAATCTTGCAAAATATAACCACAGATTTGGTGGACATTGGATAGATGAAGTTTCAGGGGCATTATGGCAGGATAAACTATTTAAATACATCGATGAATTACCACCGTTAAAAAAAATTATAGTTTCTGTAGATCCGAGTGTCACAGGTAATGACGATTCTGATGAGTGCGGTATTATTTGCTTAGGATTAGGATTTGATGGGTATGGGTATGTTTTTAGGGATGAGACAGGAATTTATACTCCGCTTAAATGGGCGAATAAAACTATATATCTACATGAGACATTACAGGCCAATTGCATACTTGCCGAAATTAACCAAGGGGGAGACCTAGTAGAGACAGTAATACATCAAATAGAACCACGTATTAAGGTTGAAAAAGTATGGGCTAAGCGTGGTAAGGTATTACGTGCAGAACCTGTAGTGTCTCTTTATGAACAAGGTATGATCAGACATTTGAAAGGTCTCACTAAACTTGAAAACGAAATGACCACATGGACTCCGGATGAAGGATACTCACCCGGCCGAATAGATGCCTTAGTTCAGGGCTTAACATTCATTTTTAGCCCAGAAAAAAATAATACAAATGTTTGGGCTTAAAAATTTTATATATTTGTTAAAAAATATCTTATGGCCGATACAATTAACCAATTACAGAAACTTCTCTACGAATTTCAACTCGCCAATGGCCTTAATCTGGTAAATGTAGATAATCTTGAGAAAGCAATAGACATAGGTTTTAATTCGAACCCAGACGTTTATTCAATTGTGAACTATCTTTCTAAACTATATATAGGAATCCCAAAAAAGCCTTATAGAAAAAGTAATGGCAAATACGAAGAAATTACCGATCCTTCAATTGTCGATTTGGTAAATAATCCTAATAAGACTGAAGTCATTGAACAGTTTGAACAGATGCGTTACATATTCTATCTTGTTACAGGGAATAGCTTTGTTTATGCTCCACGGCTTCAAAATGGAAATAACTTAGGACAATTAACGGATATAGGTCGTATAGTCATGCCATCGCAGTATGTTGAAATTATTTCTGGAGGATGGCGTGATCCGGTCAAAGGATATATAATAAACTATAATTATACCGCTGAAAATATACCGGTAAATGATGTGATTCATGTTAAGATGCCAAACCTGAACTATGTAAACGGACAGAACTTTTATGGACTTTCGCCTATCAGAGTAGCAGCAATGATTATTCAGGCCCAAAACGGAGGGTATGAGACTATGGGATCAACTCTTAAACGTGGGTTCCCGTCTGGGGTTCTATCAAAGAAAAATGAAGCAGACAGTGAAGATATGGCTGCAAATAGGGTTAATATGTTCAAAAAGATATGGAAGAGATTTTATGGAAAGTCAAGTAATTCAGGAGAGCCGATCATAACTGCCGGTGATGTTCAATGGACGCCAATGGGTTTTTCTAATTTTCGTGATCTTCAAATAATTGAAAATACGCAGCATGGGTTAAGAGTACTATGTAACATTTATGGCATTCCTTCACAGGTAATGAACGATATTGCAGGCACAACTTTTAACAATCAGAAAGAAGTCCGTAAGGCCGTTTACAACAACAGAATAGTTCCTGACTGCAATCTCATGGATAAGGTCGATAATATTAAGATTTGGTCTAAATATGGTTTTGAAGTTTGGTCAGATTATTCTGCAGTCCCAGAATTACAGGCAGATAAAAAGGAGCAAATGGATGTCATCAACGCAGCTCAGAATGCCGGAGCATTATACACCGCAGCCGAGATTAGGGCAAAGATAGACGATGATGTTCCTAACGATCCAATTATGAATGAACGATTCATGAATATGGGTCGTATTCCTGTTAGTCAAGTTGGAATAGATCAGGCGCAAATTGACCAGGCATTGAAAAGATTGGGAATAGAAAATTATATTAAGTAAAAATCTTTTTTAACTTTCAATTATGCGATTTGTTCACCGGTAAAACAAAAATGATTTTAAGTAAATTCGGGAGAAATATTTTAAATTGAAAATGATCACTATTCAACAAATAGAACGATTGCGTAATCCTTTTTATCAAGCTTTTTCGAATGCCTGGGCAAATCTTCTATTTAGTGAAGCGCAACCATTTATTCACGCTTTACATGATCCACAGGCGATTAATTATATTGAAACAATACCAATCGACATTAAAGAAGTACAAACTTTATTTTTAAAGACATGGATAATTCCTGGGCGGTTCTTCGGTAAACAAACAGTATCTGAATATCATAAATCTGTTTCGATGAACATACGAACCAAAGGCATTGAAGATGACTATTTCGATAAATATATGTACGATTATGCCATTAACAATGCCGGGAGTAGAATAACATCAATTTCAAATACAAACAGAGATGCTATTCTTAAAACTATACGTCAAAGCATTCTGGAAGGAGAAAAGCAAGGAATGGGTGCAGTTGATATGGCAAAATATATTCAAGAAACGCTAAAAGAACAAATGACTATTATTTCAAGATATAGCGCCGAGAGGATTGCAAGAACTGAGATTGTAGGGTCAAGCAATAGAGGGCAACTTCTCGGCGCTCAATCATTAGGTTATACGATGCAAAAAAGCTGGATGCCATTTATAGATTCAGCAACCAGGACTTTTGAAAAAGGGCCATTTAACCATGCAATTGAAGAAACAGTAGGTCTACACGATGATTATATTAAAACAGGAGAGCCAATGCAGCATCCAGGAGATCCACATGGAAGTGCTGGAAATGTAATTAATTGTAGGTGTAGTCAGGGGTTTAAGGTATTATAATTTTATCTTGTTAGGGTCATATTTTATACTTCCAAATAAAGAACGATTTGACATTTCATCTTTAACAGATTCAGATTTTTTTGAATCTAAAGTAGTAACTTCAATTAAGCTATCTTTAAAATAAGCCTTAATCATTGTATCGATCATGTTATGATAAGATGACCTATTTTCTTTGATTCTTTGTTCTTCGATTTTCTCCCAAAGTTCCTGGGTTAGGCTAACGAATTTCCGTATTTTTGTTGGCATTTTTATTTCAAAGATAACCAAATAATTTAATTATACAAAATGTATACATAGTGTAACAAAACTTTTAATTATCAATGAATTATATTAATCATATTTTTTATATTTGGATAAAATTTCATGGGAAATGATGAATAACATCAAATTCAAAGCGATTGAAGGCGTTAAAATTAAAGCAGATGGCAATGATTTTATCATTGAAGGTTATGCGTCAGTTTTTAATGTAAAAGATTCCGATAATGATATAGTCGAGCCTGGGGCATTTACAAAGACCATACAAGAAATGGGGCCAAGATTATCCCTTTGTTATCAGCATGAATTAGATGAACCAATTGGGAAAATTCAAACTTTAGTTGAAGATAATTATGGACTTAAATTTACTTCCAGAATATCTGATGCAGAAGAAGGCATTAAGACCAAAATACGGGAAGGAATTTTAAAGGAATTTTCAATTGGTTATTCAGTTGTTCGTTACGAACAGGAAAACATCGAAGGACAACGGTCTATTTTTCATCTTAAGGAAATAAAACTCTGGGAGATTAGCCTTGTAACTTTGGCAGCTAATGAATATGCCACATTGCAGGGAGTTAAATCGTTATTTGGAATTGATTCAATTGAAGATGAATTCGACCGAGTTATTGCTAATGAAAAAAATCAATCAAAAAAATTTGAATTGTTGAAACTTAAACATATAGCACTTAATTCTGCGCCGGTAAACACCACTCAGAATGAGCCGCAAACTGTTATTTCACAAGATGAAATAAATTATTTAGAAACTTATTTAAAATTAATCTAATGACAGATACAAAGGATTTGAGCGTTCTGGTAGTCGAAAAATTCGAAGCCATACGCAGTGAAGTGAAAGCCTTGCAAGAAAAGGTAGACGCTTCAGAAAAAAATAAAAAAGACATCTTTCAATTGGATGAATCTAAGGCCGTGATCAAAACTCAGGTTGAAGAATTGCTCCAAATTAAGGATGGCGAAAAGGTAACTGAAGTAAAGGCATTTGCTCTTGAAATGCAGAAGCAATTAAATTTGCTTGAATCGAAAATTACCGAACAGGGATTAAATGGCCCTAACCGTGTTAAATCTGTTATTCAACAGATTGCTGAAGCTCTTAAAAAAGATGGCTTTAAACATGCCGTTGCAGCAAAGAAAGCTAATCCGGACGCCAAGATGGCCGCTCCTTACGATTTTGAAGTAAAAACAATTACTCAGGGAGACATCGACGCAATTGGAACTGATTCTATCCCATTTTCGCTTACCGCACCTTTGGAACCTGGTGTTAATCGTGCCCCGAATAATCCTACTTTATTTTATGACTTGGTGCAGAAAGGTACCGTATCGAAGGAATATATTGCATGGATTGAACGTGCATCCGTTACCCGTGGCGCTGCTTCTGTTGCTGAAAATGCATTAATTCCGACAACTACCGCAGTTACCTGGACGGAAGCAAAGGCAGACGTAAAGAAAATTGCCGATGGGCTTCCTATTTCTAACGAAATGTTGGAAGATGTTGATTATGCTATGAGCGAAATCATGGAGCTTTTGCAATATAATATTCCAAATCTTCGTGATGGACAAATTTTCAATGGTGACGGTACTTCGAATACATTAACCGGGTTAACCGCTACAGGAGTCGCAAAGACATTTGCAAAACCAGATGGAGTTGATACCTTAGCTTCACCTGATCAGGTAGACGTTTTGGCAACTGCCGTATTACAGGTAATCCTCGGTAATTCTGCTGCTGATTCCGCATCGATTGGGTTTGCTCCTAATGCAATTGTGCTTAATCCTATTGACATGCACAACATCAAATTAATCAGGGACGAATTCGGTAAATTCAAATACCCTGAATTATGGATGCCCCAACCGGTAGTTGCAGGTGTACCTGTTCGTACTTCTACCCGTATGACCGTTGGATCTTTCTTGGTTGGAGATTTCACAATGGCAAAATATTTTACTCGTAGAGGAATGACTATTCGCATGTGGGATCAGAACGGAACTGACCCGCTTTATGACCGTGTAACTTTCACCGCTTCTGAACGTGGGGTTCTTCGCGTAAAATCTCACGACAAATTTGCCTTTGTGAAAGGTACTTTTGCGGCAGGTGTTACAGCAATGCAAACTGGAGCTTAATCATTAAAATTTAAGAATATGAAAAAATTAATTCTTTTTATTGCTTTATTAAGTTTTGTTTTATCCGGTTTTTCTCAGTCTACAATGCGAACAAGGGATAATACAAATGTGAACGGGAATAAATATGCGTTCAGTGCTTCAACAAGTCTGCATGATTCTATTGGAGTATCGCAGGACTCTGTTGCTTTCCCAATTGAGATAAGCTATCCGGATTCCGTGTTTGCCTATTATAAAACCGTTCTCACTGAAATTACCAGCCCTGCCGTTGTTATTGTTCAATATCAGGTCAAAAGATTTAATACTGATTCCTGGATCACTGCGGGAACATCTACCTACTATGGTACTGGTGCCGATACGACAATACTATTTAAAAGTGTAGCTCCTTACCAATCATGCAATCATCAGCGAATATTATACATTTATTCGTCAAATAGTGCCTATCCATCGGAACTTAGCGGGTGGTTTTTAAAATAACAACATGTCTCAATTTGTAAAAATAATTTTAAATGGTAAGCTTACTTCGGTATATGCCGAAGAAGCTGCCATTTTAGTTGAAAATGGACAGGCAGAATATCCAGAGAAAGCAGTAAAAGCCGATTACAAAAACAAAATGGTCGAAAAACCAAAGACAAATAAACGTGCCGGAAAGTAAAATCATATCAAAGGATCAGTTCAATACTGATATTCAGAAGATGAAAAATTATCTCAAATTCCAGGTCGATAACTCACAGGAAGATGAGCTAATTATTCAGATGATGAATTCAGCAGTTGAGCAGATTGAAAAGCACTGTAATATACTGCTTAGAAAATGTACAGTTGATTGCTACTTTGAAGATTTTGATATTGATTCTGGTATTGTTTTGCTTCCTTTAATTCCTTTATCAGATGTTTTAAATGTTTATCTAATTGATGAACAAGGAATTGAAACAGAAACAACAGGCTTTTATGTTTATGGAGGGCAGGCTAAAGAAGTCAAAATTTCTACTTGGTCCAAAGATGAAAGAATAAGGGTAAGATATATCGGTGGCTATGGGATAAAAACCGAAGGCAAAGAAACAGAGCCTATTCCTGAAACTGCTCAACTTGCAATTAATAAAACAGTTGCATGGTGGTATGAACACCGGGATGATTCAATGACATTGCCCGGTGAAGTTCGTCGTATGCTTAATCAAATAAGCTATAAATCATGGATATAGGGCAAATGAAACAATGGATTTCGGTTTATACTTCTACTTCAACGTCCGATTCCGGAGGGCTTACTCAAACGCGTTCTTTGCTTTTTGAAAGTTGGGCTCATGTAAAACCATTATCACAGGCCCGAGCATTTTATTACGGAATTACTGAGAATTATAAAGCCTATGAGATTACTCTTAGATACCGGTCTAATTTGACTACAAAAGAAACAATCGAATGGGGGACAAAGGTTCTTACGATTTCATCGGTGATTAACACGGATAGCGACTTGAACGAAATGAAAGTAATTTGTACTGAAAATGATTAATATATCAATAGATAGCAGAGAACTGAGCAGATTTTTTAACAACATCGACCGTTTTTCGAAAGATAAACAGGAAGCTGTTAAAAAAGAAGTCGCTCGCGCTACCTATTCAGTGCAAAATCAAGCCAAGTTAAATGCGCCGGTAAAAAAGAGTTTTCTTCGGAATCATATTGATGCAACAATAAAAAATGGCAGTCTTACCGGGGAAGTAATTGTAAAGGTTAATTACGGGATATTTGTCCATGAAGGTACTAAGCCACATATTATATTACCTTTACGGGCTAAAGTATTAGCATGGAAATATGGAAAAGGAATGAAATTTGCAAAAAGAGTTAATCATCCTGGCACAAAAGCCAATCCATTTTTGTCAAAAGCAGTCAATAAAGAACGCCCGATTTATCAAAAAAACCTGTTAAATATCTTCAAATGAAAGCACCAAATAAGGAATTAAGGAAATGGGTTTATGATAAATTAAATGGAAACGTTTTCGGAATAACTGGAGTATCGGGAATAATACCGGTTAAATCTGTGCCCGGTAAAGATCAAAGTTTTCCTTTTATTTGGCTTGGAAATATCTCGGTTGAAGATGAAAGCACAAAGGATTCGTATATCACTCGGGCCACTATGCAAATAAATGTTGAATCTTTATTTGCCGACGAAAATGCAAGTTTTAATCAGGTCGAAGAAATTAGCGATAAAATATTTGGTTTACTAATTGATGTAAAAGGAGATACGACAAGTTTTGAAATCGTTATTTCCAGGTTTGTGAGTTCGCAGGAATCATTTGAGCAAACCGAAACAGGAAAAGAGATTTCAAATCAAATTAACATAGAATTTTTAATTGAAGAACTTTAAAAATAAAATAAAATGAGCAAACGTGACGGTAAAGTAATTGTAGTTCAAGTTGATGGAGCAGTTCTAACCGGACTGCTCACCAACGATTTAAATTATGATGTGGATATGTTCGAAGTAACTACTAAGGATTCAAACTCACACAAAGAATACCAGCCTGGAGAAGATGGCGGCACTATTGGGTTTACTGCATTATCTGATCCTGAAGGAGATCTTTCTTTCTATGATGTATTTGCAATTGCTAAAGCAAAAACATTGGTGACCGTAACATGGGGAGAATTAACTGCAGGTGCTAAAAAGATGACCGCAAGTGGTTATTTTAAAAGCTTAAAAGAAGGCGCTTCCAAAAATGCAGCAGCCACTTTTGATGGTACAATACAATTAACTGGTGAAATAGTCCCTGGGACTGTAGTTGATGCAATTGCCCCGGTATTAGTTTCGGCCTATGTAAACAATGCAACCCCAACAGTATTAAGGCTTACATTCTCTGAACAACTTGATCCTGCCTATATAGTTGCTGGAACTGCTTGGAGTGCAGACGGAAGTTTATCTGGCGCAAAGACTGTATCGAGTACTTCAATTTCTGGAAATAAATTAACGATTACTATGGATGAAGCCTATGTCGCTGGTGATACCATAACAGTACAATATACAAAACCGGGAGGCGCTCAGGATATTCGAGATTTAAGCGGTAATCAGGTTGCATCATTCGGCCCTGAAGCAGTAACGAATAATATTGCATAATGAATAAAATTGAAATTGGAGCCGTAACCATTCGGCTCCCTTTCCGATTTTTCGGGATAAAATATTACAGGAATATTGGTTTCAAGTTTAACACATTTGCTTATGCGGTGATGTGCGAACTATTTACCCCGGCCATTGATTTCCATCAGATCGACGAAATGAATAAATTGAATCCTTCAGAAGTGCTTAAAAAGTTAATTGTTGGTGGCGCTCATTCTTATTCATTCGGTAAAAAGTGTTATGTAACCGAAAAACAGGTTGAATACTGGCTGACTAAATTAAGCGCTAAAGAAAGAGATTCATTTATGGACAAAATAAATGTGACTATTCTTAATGGAAATATCGTCGGTAAATCTATGACCGATCTTATTAACAAAAGCAAAAATATCACAAAAAAAAAGTCTGCTGGAATGACCTGTTAGACTTTGCCATATGTGATCTTGGGTTAACCAGGGAGCAATTTTACTCTTTAACATGGGCCGATTTTAACAGATTAGCTAAACGAGCACAACTTCAACAGGAATATGAATGGTCACGGACGCGGGAAATAATAGCGATAATATATAATGTTAACAGGGGACAACATACCAGCGCAAAGAGTGGAGCAGACCTAATACCACTTACAATAGACGATTTAAGTCCGGAAGTCGAACCGTTAACATTAGAAGAGCATAAAGAAATTTTAAAACGATTCGGGATAAAAAATGGCTGGCAAAATAACTGATCTTTTTGTAAATATTGGAGCAAAAACTGATGACTTTAAAAAAGGGACTCAGGAAATAACTCAACAGGCATCAAAAATAAATTCCGTAATTGGGAAAGTTGGTGGTGTTATTGCCGGCGCATTTGCTACTGAAAGATTAGTTTCATTTGCTAAAGAAGCTGTTAATTTAGCCAACGCAGCTGAAGGAATTGAAATGGCCTTTAAGCGAATTGGCAATAAAGGCATTTTAGATGATTTAAGAAAAGAAACTAAAGGTACAGTATCTGATCTTGAATTAATGAAGGCTGCCGTTCAGGCAAATAATTTTAATATCCCTTTAGAACAACTCGGAAAACTTCTTGCATTTGCTCATCAACGAGCTAAAGATACAGGACAATCTGTCGATTATCTTGTTCAATCAATTGTGCTTGGTATTGGGAGAAAATCACCTTTAATCCTTGACAATCTTGGGATTAGTGCAGTTGCACTTCGTGAAAAATTTAAAGGTTTAAACGCTGAACAACAATCAGTTGGAGATATTGCTAATGCTGTCGGTGATATTGCAAGTGAATCAATGAAAAAAATTGGTGACGCAGCTCTCACTTCAAAGGATAAACTTGATCAGGCTAAAGCCTCTACGGAGGATTGGCAACTGCGAATTGGTCAATTTTTAAAAGTTGTAAGTGACGGATTTGCATTATTTATTGGACAATTAGATCAGGCTATAACTATTCAATCAAAACTTTTAAGCAATCAAAATCTTTCGTTATGGGAGAAAATTGGTATAATAGCAAAAGGAAATAAAAAAGAGATAGTTGAATATGATGATGCCCTAAAAAGAACAGCAGAAATCCAAGCCGGAGAGCTCTATAATGGATATGTAAAGGAATTACAGGCAACAAAAGATTTAGATAAGGCAAATCAAATGATATATGACACATATTACTCATTGATTGAGCAATATGGTAAAATGGAAGATAAGAAAAAAATAAATGGTAAATTAAATGATCAGGAATATGTATCTTTCCTTAAAATACAAAAATTACTTATTGATATTGGTAAACTAAAAAACGATAAAACAGATTTAGTACAAAAATTAGTATTTGGGGATCCGTCATCAGGAGGAGGAAGTAAAGAAGTTATAGGAATAATTGAAGGCCTTGAAAATAAAATAGCTAATTTAAAAAGCCAAATAACTAAGAGCACATCTGAAACATTTGCTGCAAAATTAACTAAAGAATTAAAAGATACTGAAAATCAACTTTCTAAGGTAAAATTGCAAATTGATAAATTAGCATTTGGGGAACCAATTGGCACTGGATTAAAACCAATGCAAAGTATTAATGCAAAAGTAAGCACAAATAAAACTGATTTTCAATTACCTGGTATTGATGAATTAGACCAATTTAAAACTAAATATGAAGAGGTTGGTAAAATTGTAGTTGATGTTAGTCAAACTATTGCAAATGGTATGGCTGATTTTGTAAGCTCATTTGCAGAAACAATTGGAGAAATGGCTATTGGCGCAGCATCATTAGGCGATGTTGGTAGAGCATTGTTAGGAGTTGTTGCTCAATTTCTTGGAACATTAGGGAAGCAACTTATTGCTGCCGGAGTGGCAGGGTTGGCATTTAAATTCCTTGCTTCTAATCCTATCGCAGCAATAGCAGCAGGTACAGCTTTAGTTGCTTTGAGTGGAGTTGTAGCCGGCACATTATCTGGAGGTATATCCGGTAGTCATTCAGTTGGAAGTTCATCAGTTTCAAATTATAATAATAGGAATAACGAACTTACTATACAAATAGAGGGCGTTTTGAAAGGACAGGATATTTATTGGAGTCAAAAGAATTTTAATAAAAAATATAATAATGTAGGATCATGAGTTACGGAGATTTATACATATTCGAATATCGTGATCAGTTATTGCCAACATATGGACGAAAAACTACAGTCAAAATAAAGCAAAAAGATTATATCGGCAGTTTTGAATATATAGTGGCAGGTTCTGACCCCGTTAAAATTTCAATGAACTCATCGGACAATTATCTTTTTTACCCGCTTCTTGGTATGAATTGCGATTTGGAAATCGAATCTGATGTCTCATTTAAGTATCTTTCTTTATTCACTTCGGATTCTTATAAATTCTTGGTTGAAATATGGAAGGAACCTAACCCGGACGAAACGCAAATACTTTGGTGGTCTGGTTATCTTTTGCCTGACCAATATTCAGAGCCGGCCACGTTCTACGAAAATTATATGGTTAATCTAACTGCCAGGGATGGAGTCGGGGCCTTAAAGGATATTGATTTTGTAACCGATAATAAGACCCGATTTGTCGGTAAGCAGCGGTTAATTAAAATCATTGCCGAAGTCCTAAAAAAAACTCGCCTTCAGCTTAATATAAATTTTGCAGTTAATCTTCAGGAAAACAATACTCCAAATGGAATAACTCCTGATAAGTTTGAGAATATATTTTTAGATTATGCTGCATTTTATCGTGATGATAAGAGCGGAGAATACGTTGATTGTGAAAAAGTGCTTTTTCAAATACTTCAATCTTTGGGCGCCAGATTAGTACAGAATCGAGGCGAGTGGTGGATAACAAGAGTAACACAGCTGCAAAGTACTTACAATAATTTCAAGTATGACTACGAAGGTAATTTTATAAGCGCAGATGTTGAAGATGCAGTTTTAACATATACCGGGGCGAGTAGTTTAACAAATAATAGGATATTTTGGTCAGATAGGCAGGAACGATTAGATATTGACCCGGCTTATAAAAAATTAACTATAAAACAAAATTATGGTAAATTACCATCAATATTAGATAATTACTCATTTGAAGAAACTCCATCAAATTATATAGATGGAAAAGCTTTTAATAATCCTAAAGGATGGACAATAGTTGATCCAGGTGGAAATATCAATGATAATACTTGGACCGTAGCTGTAAGAAAGAAATATGTAAGAGATCAAAAAGAAAATGATGTTCTCGCGGTTTTATTAAAACAAAATTATAATCACGATGCACCTATTTATTATATTTCTTCGATTCAAAAAAATATCACCTTAGATACAACTAAAAATTTAGTTCTTGAATTTGAATTATTTACATCTTCAAATTTTATGTATTTAAGAATTGAAACTATTTTTAATGGTAAGTGGCTAAGAAATGGATTAAATGAAACAGCATCAACACATTATGAAGTTGTATCTCATCAAGATAGTAGTATAAGTCCTCCATCATCACAAACTATAAAATATATTTACCAAGTTTCATCAGAACAAAATGGATTTCTAAAAATTAATTTTATTAATTGTAAAGATGGAGTATATGATGGAGCGGTTTATGTAGATAATGTCAGAGTTTATTTTGCTGATGATTATGGAACTGAATATCCTGAAAAAGTACAATACGATATTAGTATTGACGATAATAATAATAAAATACCTTCAGATGTTGAAAGTATGATTGGTGATTTACCTGGCATAACAGATAATGAAGATTTATATATTGGTGGTTTTTGGTATTGGAACGGATCGGACTATATTCCAACTAGTTCATGGAAGGTGCAAGGATTTACCGGTTCTTATACACTCATGGAAATTCTAGGAGAAACAATTACAGATCAATACAAAACTCCTAAACGCAAACTATCCGGGACGCTTCGTGGTAATATCGATTTTAATCATTCGATTTGGCTTCCTAATATTTTCAATCGTAAATATTTACCTATTAGGATAATGAATTCAGATAAATATTGTAAATTTGACGTAGAGATGCTTGAGATTTTCCCGGCGGATGATTCTGGAGGGAGAGTTTTAGCAAC